GGAAACCGAAGGGCTAGGTGGCGTCGTCTTCCAGTCCAAAGGCGCTCCGGTGTCGTCGCTCTCGGACGAGATCGCTACCGCGGGGATCCCGGTCATCGAATGGTCGGGTTCGGATCTTGGCCCGGCGACGGGGGCGTTCTACGACCTCGTCCGAGCGGTGCAAGAGGACCCAAGCAAGGGGTTGCGTCACCGCCCCCAGCCGGTCCTCGACGTCGCAGCGTCGACGGCGTCGACGAGGCCGCTGGGTGACGCCTGGGTGTGGGACCGCAAAGGCTCCCCGACCGACATCGCCCCGCTCGTGGCGGTGACTGCGGCGCTGTTCGGTCTGGTGACGATGCCCGAGCGACGAATTAGTGCCTACGAGGCCCGCGGAATGGAGGTGGTCGGCTGATGGGATGGTTCCGACGCTCCCCGAAGACCGCCGTGAAGGGCGTCGACATCTCCTACTCCGACGAACAGAACTTCCAACGGAACCTCGTCTCTGTTCGCACGGTCACCTACTCGGGCGGCTATCCGTCGTCGTCGTACTCGATGCTGTACCGCCGGCAACCTGCGGTGCGCGCCGCGGTGGACTTCCTCGCTAGGAACATCGGCCAGCTCAACCCGAAGGTCTACGAACGGGTTTCCGACACCGACCGGATCGAAGTCTCCGACCACCCGCTCGCCGAGGTGTTGCGTCACCCGAACCCGACGACGACCCGCTACCGGCACCAGCGCGACACCGTCGCCGACATGGCGATCTACGACCGGGCCTACTGGTGGAAAATGCGGTCCGGTCGGCAGCTCGCCATCGTCCGGGTCCCCCCGGTGAACATCAACTACGAGCCGACGAACGGCACCTACTGGCTGTCGAACGGCCAGCCGATCGACCGCCGTGACCTCGTGGTGTTCCCCGGCTACTCCCCCGAAGGCGACGGGGAGGGCGTCCCACCGCTCGAGACGCTCCGCCAGGTGCTCGCCGAGGAGATGGCCGCAGTCGAGAACCGGGCCGGGATGTGGCGCAACGCCACCCGCCAGAGCGGCGTGATCGAACGGCCCGCCGATGCCCCCGAGTGGTCCGACACGGCGCGCGAGCGATTCCGCACGGACATGGAGAACCACTTCACCGGCTCCCAGAATGCCGGTCGAGTCCCCGTGTTCGAGGAAGGCATGAAGTGGAAGCCCGACTCGTTCGAGCCGCCCACCGGCGACTACATCGCCGGCCGCCGGCTCACCTACGAGGAAGCGGCGATCGCCTACGGCATCCCGCCGTCCATCCTCGGCATGACCTCCGAAACCAAGGCGAACGCGGAGCAGTTCCACCGGCAGGTGTACCAGGACGTGTTGGGTCCGTGGCTCCGGCTTATCCAAGACGAGATCGAGCTGCAGCTCCTCCCCGAGTTCGAGCCGTTGGGCCGGTCCGGCACCTACGTGGAGTTCAACCTGGCGGAGAAGCTCAAAGGCTCCTTCGAAGAGCAGGGCAAGGCCCTCGTCACCGCCGTGGGTGTGCCGTACATGAGCGTCAACGAGGGCCGGGCGCGTCTCAACCTCTCGCAGATCGACGAGCAGTGGGCCAACAACCCGGTTCAGCCGCTCAACGTCCTCTACGGCGGCCAGCCCGCCGTGACAGTCCCCACCGCCGACCCCGGTACCGCGGCGATCGGCCCGCCCCAAGTGAAAGCCGCACCCCGTGGGGCGATACGACGGCGCGACCTGGCCGCGCAGGAACATCAGGAGTTCTTCGAGCGGTACTTCGAGCGGCAACGCAAGTCCCTCCTTGGGAAGGCCGCTACGGACCGGGACCGCTGGGACTCCGAACTGACCGCCGACCTGTACCTACTCGCCACCACGACCGCCCGCCGCAACGGCCGGCTCGCTGCCCAGCAACTCGACGGCGTCTACGACGAGCCGAGGACCCTCCCGTACCTGGCGGAGAACGCCCGGATCACCGCCGAGGGGATCAACGCCCACACCTTCGACCTCCTCGACGCCGCCGAAGACGCCGAGGAACGTGCGGATGTGTTCACCCTCGCCAAGGGCGCGCGGTCCGAGCAGCTCGGTCTGGGTCGGGCGACGATGCTCATCGGGTTCGCCCGCAACGAGGCCGCGAAGCACTCGACCTCTGCTGACGGGAAGCGCCGAACCAAGACGTGGGTGGTCACCGCCCGCAACTCGCGCCACCCGCACATGAACGGCCAGACCGTCCCGGCCGGTGAGCTGTTCTCGAACGGCATGGAGTACCCCCACGACGGCAGGAACGGCGGGGTTGGCGAGGTCGCCAACTGCAAGTGCCTGTTGCAGATCGCCTGACGTCCGACCAAGGAGCTAGCCAATGACAGACGACCCCAAGGTCGCTGAGTTCAGCCTTGCCTCGTTCAAGGCCGCCGGCAGTGGTCAGGGCGAGTTCGAGGCGCTGGTGTCGGTGTTCGGCAACGTGGACCTCGGCGGCGATCGGATCGTCCCCGGTGCGTTCGCCAAGTCCCTCGCCCGGTGGGAGGAGTCCGGCGACCCGATCCCGGTGATCTGGAACCACGACTGGGACAACCCCCTCGCCCACATCGGCGCGGTCACCTCCGCCGAAGAGACCGAAGAGGGACTCAAGGTCAAGGGACGCATCGACACCGACAACGCCTTCGCCGCGCAGGTCCACCGACTCCTCTCGGAACGGCGCGTCAAGGAGATGTCCTTCGGTTACAACATCGTCGACGCCGAACAGAAAGATGGCGTCTACGAGCTGCGTGAACTGGACCTGATCGAGGTCGGCCCGACCCTTAAGGGCATGAACCCCGCGACTCAGCTCCTCGCGGTGAAGTCGTGGTCCCAGGTCGAAGCGAAGGCCGGGAAGCCGCTCGTCGAAGCGTTGAGCGCCGAGGACCACGCCGCAGTGAAGCGGTGCGAAGTCCTCCTGGCCGCGCAGCTCGACGCCGACGAGAAGGCCGGCGCCCGCCTCTCGAAGGAAACGCGCTCAGCGATCTCTCAGGCCATCGACCTGTTGGCCTCCCTGATCTCCGCCGACACGGCGGCAGAACCCAAGTCCATCGAAGCCGAGGCCCTTGGCAAGGCGAGCGAACCGGACGCGGACATCCTCACTCAACTCCGAATCCTCAAGGAGCAATGACCATGCAGTCCGCCAAGGACTTCCTCAAGGCAGAGGCAGACAAGAAGCTCGCCGACGCCACCGCCATCACCGACGCCGCGTCCGACGCGGCCCGGTCCCTCACCCCCGACGAGCGCAAGTCCGTCGAAGGGCTTCTCGCCGAGGCCCAGCAGTTCAAGTCCCGCATTCAGGACATGGACGACAACCAGAAGATCCTCGACGCCATCGAGAGCCAGCGCGGCCCGGTCAACCAGCCGCCGTCCGAGGCTCCAGCGGGGTCGACGTCTCTCGGTGACGCGTTCGTGAAGTCCGACGCCTACAAGGGCCTGTCGGCCGGGTTCAAGACCGGTTCGATGACCGGCCGCTGGACTTCCGGCCCGATCGAGATCCCCGACTTCGTCGGTGGCACCAAGGCCACCATCACGTCGACGGCTTCCCCGATCACCCAGGTCGACACCATCGGTGGGATCCGTGAGGCCGCGGCGGTAGCGCTCCGCCGGCTGACGGTCGCCGATCTCCTCGCGCAGGGCACTACGGACAGCGCCACCGTCCGCTACCTGCAGGAGACCACGAACACCAACGCCGCCGCCGCGGTGGATGAAGGCGCCGCCAAGCCCGAGTCGACGATCACCTTCACGCAGGTCGACGAGCCGGTCAGGAAGGTCGCCACCTTCCTCCCCGTCTCGGACGAGATGCTCGAGGACGTGGCGCAGCTCCGGTCCTACCTGGACAACCGGCTTCGCCTGTTCGTCCAGCACGCCGAAGAGTCAAACCTCCTGCTCGGTGACGGCACCGCCCCGAACATCTCCGGGATCCTGGATCGGTCCGGCCTGCAGACCGGCACCCGTTCCGCCCTCGGTGTGCTCACCGGTGAGACCGCCGGGTCGACGACGATCGCCAACGCCCTGTACCGGGCGATCACGAACATCCGGGTCAACGCCTTGGTGGAACCGGACGGGATCGTCATGCACCCGACCAACTGGGCGGCGCTTCGCCTCGCGAAGGACAGTGCCGGCCAGTACCTCGGCGGTGGCCCGATGATCGGCGCCTACGGCAACGGCATCATGACCGGCGAGACGGCGTGGGGACTCCCCGTGGTCGTCACCTCGGCGATCACCGCCAACACGGCGCTCGTCGGTGCGTTCGGGACGATGGCGCAGGTGTTCTACCGGAACGGTCTGACCGTGGAGGCCAGCAACTCCCACGACGACTTCTTCCAGAAGAACCTGACCGCCATCCGAGCGGAGCAGCGCCTCGCCCTGGCCGTCTACCGGCCTTCGGCGTTCCACGCCATCACCGCCCTGCAGACCCCCTAAGGAGGCCGTCATGGCTCAGTGGAAGGTCAACGAAGGCACACAGGTCAAGTTCGACGGGAAGCTCTACGCCGCCGGCCAGTCGTTTGCTGCCAGCAAGCAGCAGATCGACGCCGCCGGCCTGGGCAGCCACGTCGAAGAGGCCGCAGCGAAGAAGCCGGCCGAAGCCAAGGCGGACAAGCCCGTCGAAGCGAAGGCTCAGCAACCCGGCGCCAACAAGGCCCAGAAGCCAGGCGCCAACAAGTAGGCCCTCACCGGGGCGGTGCCTTCGGGTGCCGCCCCGGCGACGGACAAGGAGAACAGTGGCGACCTTCGCATCCATCGACCAGCTCGCGGTCTACTCGCAGTCGTCTCCTTCGGGGGCGGATCTGGCCCGACTCGGGTTCGCGCTCGATGTCGCCACGTCGCTCATCCAGAACTACACGGGGCAGACCATCTTCCTCGTCGAAGACGACGTGGTGACCCTGTACCCCTGCAACCATCGAGTGTTGCTCCCCGAGCTGCCGGTTGTCGCCGTCGCGTCAGTGACCTCCGACGGCGATGCGGTCGATCACACCCTCCGATCCTCCGGGGTCCTCGAACTGGACGGTTCGTGGTCGACGTCGATCGAGGTCACCTATGACCACGGCTACGAGACGATCCCGTACGCGATCGTCATGGCCTGCGTCGAACTCGCCAACGGCATCTCCACCCCGGTCACCTCCGGTGTGTCGTCGGAGACCGAGGCGATCGACGACTACCGGCGGACCGTCACCTACGCCGGCTCATCGAGCGTCGGCATGTCCCTGTCGGTGCAGGCGATGCTCGACCCGTACCGGATCAAGGCGCTGGTGTGACCGCCACCTCGATCACCCTCGAAGGCAGGGCCGCGGCGGAAGCCCGCATGATCGACACCTGCACCATCACCAGAGGGGGCGGCGCTCCCGGCTTCGACCCCGAGACCGGCGACTACACCGAAGCGGCCTCGTCGACGATCTACTCGGGGATCTGCGAGTTCAAGATCAACGACGCCCTCACTTCGGGCACCCCTGAGGTCGGCGGGGCGGTCGCCACGATCTCCCGGCTTGTCGTCAAGGTCCCGATGGCCGTCGACGACGTCGAGGTCGACGACCTCGTCACCTGCACCGCATCTGCTCTTGACTCGGACCTGGTGGGGCGGATCTACCGGGTCGCCGGCCCGTTCGCGAAGACGTTCGCCACCGCCCGGCGCCTCCCCGTCGAGGAGACCGACCTGTGACCGCCGAAGTCGACGGGCTCAACGAGCTGATCTTCGACCTGACCGACGCACCACGGAAGGCGCAGCGGACAGCGGCCAAGGTGGTCACCAAAGGGGCAGTGAACGTCGCCAACAACGCGCGCCGGTTCATCACCGGCCTGGCCCACGCCCCCCACTACCCCCAGTCGATCAGCTTCGACGTGTCCTGGCGGGGCACCGCGTTCGAGGCGGTCATCGGCCCCGACAAGGAACGTGTGCAAGGGGCGCTCGGGAACATCTTGGAGTACGGGACCTCGAAGAACCCGCCGCACGCCCACCTCGGCCCGGCGCTCGACATCGAAGGCCCCAACGTCGAACGGTTCCTCGCCGAGGACATCTGATGCCCTCCACCGTCGCGCTGCTCCCCCATGACCTCGCGGTGATCGAGGCGTTGGAAACCATCGGCAAGCCCGTGGGCTTCGCTGAGGCACCCCCAGGGGCGCTCGAAGGTGTGCAGAGGCGCACCGGCCCCGACTACATGATCGTCTACCCGATCGGCGGGATCCGGGACGGGAACCTCGGTGACCCGTTCATCGACGCTGACATCGCCTACCAGATCACCTGCGTCGGTCGCGTCGCCGCGGGTGTGCGGTGGCTCGTCGACGAGACCGAACCGGCGCTCCTGACTGTCGCTATCGCCGGCCGGTCGGTGCTCCAGATCGTGCAGGAAGACGGCGGGCAGGTCCGCCCCGACCTCGACGTCGAACCGCCCGTGTTCATCGCCACCGTCCGCTACCGACTCTCAAC